GCCGGAGGCCGAGGCTGAGCAGCACGGCCAGGCCGAAGCATCGCCCACGCCGCCTCAACCGGCGCCGCCGGCAACCCCGGCCAACCGCAAGAAAGGGACTGACGCATGAGCGGCAGCATCGCAGGCCAGACGATCAGCTTCGACGAAATCCCCGCTGATTGGCGCGTCCCTGGCACCTATTCCGAGATCCGGCCGGACCGGCGCAATCGCGGCCTCTACCCCTATCCGGCCCGCACGCTGATCGTGGCCCCGAAGCTGGCCGCCGGCAGCGGTGCCACGCTGCGCGCGCTGCGCCTCACGCGCGTCGAGGACGCTGTGGCCTGGGGCGGCGAAGGTGGCATCGCGGCCGAAATGGCCGAGCTGTTCCTGGCCAATAACCGCACGGGCGATGTGAGCCTGTTCCTGCTGCCGGACCCGGCGGGGGCCAAGGCCACCTGCACCATCACCCTGACCGGCACGCCGACGGCCAATGGCACCCTGGTGGCCAATATCGGCGGCCGGCGCATCGCCGTCGCCGTGAATGCAGCGGAGACGGTCACCGTCATCGCCGCGCGCCTGGTGGCCGCCATCACGGCACTGGTGGGCCGGCAGGCGGCGCAGGTGACGGCGGCCGCCGTGGCCGGCGTCGTGACGCTGACCGCGCGGCATTTCGGCACGGTGGGCAATGCCATCCCCGTCATCATCGCGCCCGAGCCCGAGATCCCGCTGCCGCCCGGCCTGACGGCGGTGGCCACCGCGATGACCGGCGGCACGCTGGAGGCGGATATCGCGCCGATGATCACGGCCATCGCCACCGAATGGTGGACGGACCTGGTGCTGCCGCAGATCAGCACGGCCTACGCCACGGCGCTGACCGCCGAGCTGGAGCGGCGCTGGAACGCCATGGTGCGTCTGGACGCGCATGTCTGGGGCATGGCCGTTGGCACCTTCTCGGCGCTTTCCACCTTGGGCAATGCCCGCAACAGCCGCTTCATCACGGAGCTTGGGGCCAATGCCTCGCCCTCGACGCCCTGGGCATGGGCGGCGGCGCTGGCCGGCCGCGCCACCTTCTTCCTGCTGAATGACCCCGCGCGGCAGCTGCGCGGCATCCCGCTTTCGGGCATCCAGGCGCCGCTTTCCGCCAACCGCTTCATTGACACCGAGCGGGACCTGCTGCTGCGCGACGGCATCAGCACCTGGAACGCCACCGATGACGGGCTGGTGGTGCTGGAGCGCGTGATCACCCAGAACCAGCGCACCACGCTGGGCGTGGAGGATACCGCCTGGCTGGACGTGATGACGGTGAAGACGCTGAGCCGCATCCGCTATGACTGGTGGGCCTACATGACCGCCACCTGGCCGCGCGCGAAGCTGGCGGACGACAACGCGGCGGCAGCCGAATACGATCCCGAGATCGCGACGCCGCGGCGCCTGCACAATTCCTGGGCCGCGCGCTGCACCCTGTATGAGCGCCTGGGCTGGATCCAGCAGGCCAGCGAGAGCGCCGCGGAGAGCTTCTTCGTGCGCGACCCGACCGACCGTAACCGGGTCAATGCGCGCCTGCGCGTGCGCATCCTGGGCAACCTGATGACGCTCGCCGGCGTCCTCGAATTCAGCCAGTAAGGAGCGCCCAGATGCAAAGCCTCGGCATTGTTGACATCGTCTGGAAGGGCAAGCGCATCCCCGTCGAGAAGGGTGCGAAGTTCAAGCCGGGCGGCTTGAAGAACAACGTGGTGAAGACCGGCCGCCGCATCCACCGCTCCGAGGAGTTCATGGAGGGCGAGGTCTCGGGCACCACGATCCTCCAGCGTGGGCAGAGCTTCCTCGCCATGTACAGCACGGGCGAGGGGGAGCTGCAGGTGCTTTGCGACACCGGCCAGAGCTTCACCTGGCCCGATGCCTTCATGATGGACCTGATCGAGGCCACGGGGGGCGAGGGCGGCAAGATCGAACTGAAGTGGGTGGTGGGCGAGGCGGAGGAGCTGCTCAATGGCTGATATCGCGCGCGACGAAGACCCCGACCTGGTGGACCTGGACGGCGCCGCCGCCACGGCCGCCACGCCCGAGCCCCTCGAGCCTGGCGTCGTCTCCCTGGATGATGACGTGCCCGATGATGCGAAGCTGCCGAAGCACGCCATTCCGCGCGCCGATGGCACCATCGAGCTGCCGCTGCTGCACCCCGTCACGCTCAAGTTCAAGAAGGGCGGGCAGGTGCGGGAGGAGCGGACCGAGCGCCTGGTGTTCCATGCCCTGACGGGTGGGGACATGCGCGTGATCAGCAGCAAGCCGGCCGACAAGATGACCAGCACCGCCATCGCCCGCAGCACGCGGATGGCGGAGATGAAGATGGACGCGATCTATGACCGGATGGATGCGCGGGACGTGAACGCGGCGGAGCGCTGCGTCATGCATTTTATGGACGGTGGCCGGCCGACTGGCCGCTGATGCTGGCGGCGCTGGGCGGCCATTTCGGCTGGCCCCGCGCCGAGCTTGAAGCCCTGACCGATCAGGACTGCAAGTTCTACACCGACGCCGTGGTCGAGCTGGACGCCCTCCGCCAGGAGGATCTCCGTAGGAAACACCCCGAATGAACCGCTCGCTGGTGGCCACCTTCATTCTGCGCCTGCAGGACCGGACCTCAGCCGGGCTGGGGGCGTTGCAGCGGCGGCTGCAGGGCTTGGGGCAGATGGCGCGGCGCTTGGGGGTGGCGGGCGGCATCGCCGCCGCCGTCACTTTCGCGGGGCCGCTGCGCGAAGCAGCCGCCTTTGATGACATGCTCCGCCAGACAGCGATGACGGCCGGGCTATCGGGGCGCGCGGTGGAAGAGTTCATCGCCCGGCAAGGCGCGGCCTATGAGCGCCTCGCCCGAGAGACCGGGCAGACCAGCATGGCGATTGCGCAGAGCGCGGGGCAGATGGCGGCGGCGGGGTTGAACCCTGAGCTGGTATCGCGCTTCTCGCCCATCCTCGCCCGCTTCGCCACGGCGACCGGTGCCTCGCTGGCTGATCTCGGGCAGGTGGCGGTGCGCCTGAACCAGAACCTGAAGATCGAAAGCGTGGAGGAGATGCAGGGGGCGCTGGCAGGTATGCTCCAGGCTTCGCGCGATGGCAGCGTCGAAATCACCGACATGGCGCGGCTGTTCCCCACGCTGACCGCTCAGGTTGAGGCTTTGGGTGTGCGCGGCCGCCCGGCTGTGAACATGCTGGCTTCCCTCCTCCAGGTCGCGGCACGCGGCGCTGCGTCCTCGGCCGAGGCAGGCACGAACCTCGCCAATTTCCTGAGCAAGCTGACCGCGCCCGAGACGGTCCGGAACTTCGAAAAGATGGGCGTGAACATCGAAGCCGTCATGCAGGACGCGGCGCGCCGGGGCATCAACCCGATTGAGGCGATGATCCAGAAGGTCCGAGAGGTCTCGGGCGGCAACATGTTCCGCGTGGGCGAGCTGTTCGGTGACATGCAGGTCCTGAACTTCCTGCGGCCGATGCTGGCCGGCACGCGGGAGTACCTGACCATCCTGGAGGGGGCGCGCAACGCCAACACCGCCATCGTGGATGCCTCCTTCGAGGATCGCTTCCGGGGGCTGCAAATCCAGCTCGCGCTCACGGGCGAGATCGCGACGCAGTTCGGGCGGCGGCTGGGGGTGGCGCTGACGCCCGCGATCACGATGCTGGCCGATGGCATGAAGTGGCTGATCGAGCGGATGGAGCAACTCGATCAGGATTTCCCTGGCCTGGTGAACAAGATCGGGCTGGGCGTGGGCGCTTTCACCGTTCTGGCGGCGGCGGCGGGGCTTCTCGGCCTAGTCATCGGCCCCATCGGCGCGGGCCTGCTGATCCTCAAGGGGGCGCTCGGCCTCGCCATGGCGCCGCTGCATGGCCTGGTGCGTCTGCTGATGGCGTTGGGCGCCCCGGCCGGGGTTGCGGCCGGTGCCGTCACGCTCCTGGCCACGGGCATGGTGATGGCCGCGCTGCACATCTGGCGCAACTGGGACCGCTTCGCCGCTTTCTTCCGGCAGATGGGGCGGGGGCTGAGGAATGTCGCGGCCGGCGTCATTCAATACTTCCTGGGCGTTTTCACACTGGATGCGCGGCGGAGCGTGGCGGGGCTGGAGCGCATCTGGACTGGCCTGAGCGGCTTCTTCGCGGGGCTCTGGGGCACCATCCGGGGCGTCTTCAACGACTTCACCGCCTGGGTGGATGGCTGGACCGGGGGCGCCGCGACGAGCGCCCTGAACGGCTTGCTGGCCCTGATTGAGGGGGTCCAGATGGCCTGGGATGCTTTCCGTTCCAGCTTCACGACGGGTGAGTTGCCCTCGGTAGCCGGGGTGGGGCCGGCACTGGGCCGAGTGCAAGAGCGCCAGCGGGCGGCGAGGGCCAACCCGGCAGGCGCCTTCTATCCCCCGGAGGCTGTGGCCGGTGCCACGGGCGGCGCGGCACCGCCGCGCCTGGATGGTCGCGTGACAGTGGAGGTCCGGCCCGCGCCGGGCGCGGAGATCGTGAGCACGGAGAGCGACAGCATCAACGTGACAGTCACCGCCCCCGCACCCAACCGTGGCGCCACGCGCGGCCGGCCATGACGCCGGCAGAGGGATAAGACATGAGCGGCTTCCTCGGGGGCTCTTCCAGCCTTCTTGATGACCTCTTTGACGCCGAATACCGCGGCATCCCCTTCCACATGCCCGACCCGCGTGAGGAGACCGGCCGCCGCGTCATCCGCTTCTTCTATCCCGGCCGGGATGACAGCGGGCATGAGGATATGGGCGCGCTGGATGGCCGCATCTCGGTCAGCGGCTTCATCGTGGGGGAGGATTACGTCCGCCGCGCCGACCGCCTGCGCGCCGCCTTCCGCGCCCCGGGGCCGGGCCTGCTGACCCACCCCTGGCTGGGCGACATGGACGTGATCCTGGCCGAGCCGGCCGAGATCAGCTTCTCGGATCGCGAGATCCGCCTGGCGCGCTTCACCGCCATCTTCGAGCCCTATATCGAGCGGCCGCCCATCCGGCTGGACACGCTGGGCCAGCTTCTGGCGCTGCTGGATGCCATCCGCGAAGGCGCGCGCCGCCTGCTGCGCTTCATCCTGGCGCCCATCCGCCTGACGCTCTCGCTGGTTCGCGCCGTGGTGGGCTTCACAGGCGGCATGGTGGGGCTGTTCCGCGGCACCATCGCCACTATGCGCGGGCTGATCGGCCTCCCGCGCGAGCTGGAAGCGAGCTTCGTGGCGCTGTTCGGGGTGGGCAGCCTCAAGCTTGACCGCAACTTCGGCGGCGCAGTCGCGGCCCGCATCGAGGGGCCAGGCATCATCATCCGCCGTGCCGCCCTGCCGCGCCTCAACCCCGCCGTGGGCGCATTTGGCGGCAGCCCGAGCGTGGCGCCCGTCATCGAGACAGCGGCGGCGACGCGCCTGCTGCTGGCCGTGGCGGCCGGCCTGCGGGGCGATGCCACCGTGCCGGCCGGGCTGCGCCTCGCTGCCCAGGCGCTGCTGCTGGCGGATGCGGTGCAGATGGGCGTGCAGGCGCCCTTCACCTCGCGCGCGGAGGCGCAAGCCATGCGCGCCCTGCTGGACGCGGCGCTGGCCGTCCTGGCGACGGACGCCGCCGCCGCCGCCGTGAGCGAGCCCGCCTATGCCGGTGCCATCTGGCAGCAGGTGGCCGGGATCCGCGCCGGCCTGGCGCGCGACATGAGCGAGCGCATCGGCCGCCTGCCCAGCGTGGAGACGCTGGCGCTGCCGGGTGCCGCGCCCACCTGGTTGGTGGCGAACCACCTGGCGGGCGATGCGCCCGGCCGTATCGTGGGCCAGTACCAGCAGCTGGTGGCCCGCAACCGCCCCCGCCGCCCGGCCCGGCTGGGCGCCGGCAGCATCGAGGTGCTGCGGTGAGCGGGCGCTCCATCCCGCGGGTGACGCTCAAGTTGAGCGGCGGCGAAGATCTGTTTGAGGAGATCATCAGCGCCGAGATCGTGCGTGATCTGGAGGAGATCTCGGGTGGCTTCCAGATCGAGTGCCTGGACCTGGCGCGGATGCAGGCGGCCCGGCCCGCTTGGTGGAAGGCCAGCGTTGCGCGCGCTCCCATCCAGCCGGGCGAGCGCGTGGTGATCGCCCTCGATGGCGAGGTGGTGCTGGTGGGATGGCTGGACCGCGTGGAGGTGAATTACGGGCCGGACAAGGTGTCCATGCTGCTCTCTGGCCGCGATGTGACCGGCGATCTGGTGGATTGCGCCGCCGCGCCCAATGGCCCGGCCGAGTATTCCAACCTGACGCTGACCGAACTCTGCGCGCGGATCTGCGCGCCCTTCGGCATCTCCGTCACGGCCGATGTGGATGTGGGCGGCACCTTTCCGAAATTCGGCATCGAGCCGGCCGAGACGGCGATGAGCGCCATCGAGAAGGCCTGCCGCCAACGCGCCGTGCTGGCCGTGAGTGATGGCGTGGGTGGGCTGCTGCTGACGCGCGGTGGGCGGGGCAAGGCGCCGGCGCCGCTGGTCTTTGGCGAGAACGTCCAGACCATGGATGCGACCTTTGACCATGCGGAGCGCTACGCCGAATACATCTGCAAGGGGCAGGGTGGCCCTGCCAGCGCCCGCCCCGCCATGGACCGCATTGCCAACCCGCTCGTGGTGCCTGCTCCGGGCAGCCGCCCCGCGCCCACTTCCAGCGCAGGCAGCCGCCCGCGCGTGGTGATGACCGGCCGCGCGACGGACCCGGCTGTGACGCGCTATCGCCCCACCGTGCTCATGGCCAAGACCCAGAGCGGCGGCGCCAGCGTGCAGGAGCAGGCCGACTGGAAGATGCGCACGGCGCGGGCCAAAAGCGAAAGCCTGCGCATGACGCTGCCGGATTGGCGCGCGGGCGAGCCGATGGGCATGACCCAGGACGGCGAACTGACGGGCGAGAAGCCGCGCCTGTGGCGCATCAATGAGCGCGCGCTGGTGGATGACCCACTGAGCCAGGCCTCGGCCGAGCTGCTGATCGCGGGCGTCACATGGCGCTATTCCAAGGAGGGCGCGAAGACCGAGCTTCGCCTCTGCGGCTGTGATGCCTTTGACGTGCTGGCCGAGCCGGGTGAGACGGCGCGTGTGGCCCGGCCGCGCCGCTTGGATGGCGTGGCGAACCCGCTGGTTGCGCCCGCAGCGCCAGGCTTCGGCTGATGAACGCGCCCGCCGCAGAGTGGCCCGGTGAACACTGAAGACGCCGCCAGCCTGCGCGGCCAGTTGGTTCGCGCCGTGGTCCACAGCATCAACGATACGGGTGGCAGCCAGGCACTGGTGGTGGAGACGCATGAGGGCGTGATCCGCACCGGCGTCGAGGTGCTCCAGCCCTATGGCCTGGCCAGCAAGCCGGCGGCGGGTGGGCTGACCGTGCTGCTGGCCATCGGCGGCGACCAGGGCGACATGGTGGCCCTGCCCGCCGCCGGCGGCGCCCGCCTGGGCGTGGAGGATGGCGAGGCCGCGCTCTACACCGATGAAGGGACGCGCGTGCATCTGCGCGGCGGCGGCCTGGTCGAGATCGCGGCGGCCGCCAGCGTGGAGGTGGTGGTGGGCGGCACACGGCTGCGCGTGACGGCCTCGGGCATCGAGATCACGGGCAACCTGTCGGTCACCGGGAACATCAACGCGACTGGAAATGTGAGCGACGGCGTCGGGAACCTGCGCTAAGCTGCCGCGCATGGCCCAAAGACGCATGCTCAAGGCAGTCACCAGCAACGCCGCCCTCAGTGCCGCCGAGACGTGCCGAAAGGCCGCCATCCAGGTACTGACCGAAGCCCCCATCGACAGCGATCCATATCGCCGCGCCGCCGAGCTGATCGGCGCCATTGACGCATTGGCCGCGGCGCTGACGGGCCGCGAGGACATCTTCCACAGCCGCCCGCACTCGGTCGGATAGCCCCCACCCGCTTTGCCCCCGTGGCTCTGCCCCCTTGGCCTTTGGGGGTGAACCGCAGCTTCGCGCGCGTGCGAGGGATGGGCGATGCCCTCGCACCTCGCTCTCATCTATGACCGCGCGACGCGGCATGCTGACCTGGCCTTCGCCGCCGGCGGCCTGGTGCTCGATGCCACCCCGCTGTCGGCTGCCCTCGTCTCGCTTCTAAGTGACCGCCGCGCGCGGCCCGATGATCCGCTGCCGCTGCCGGCAGAGCCCACCCTCACGCCCGATATCCTGAACCCCCGGCGCGGCTGGGCGGGCGACGCGCTGGATGAGGGAGGCCAGCGCTGCGGCTCCCGCCTCTGGCTGCTTTCCCGCGCGCGGGAAAGCGGTCGCACACGGGACCGGGCCGAAACCTATGCCCGGGAGGCCTTGGCCTGGGCGGCGCCGCTCGGCCTGACCGTCTCGGCCGAATGGATCGAGGGCCAGGTGCGGGCTGGCGCTGTGGCTGGCGTGCTGGGCTATCGCGCCCGCATCGGCCGGGATGATCTGCTGGTCGAGCGGGCGGTGGCCTGATGCCGCTTCCCCTGCCGCAACCCACAGAGATCGCCGCCCGGCTGTCTGCTGGCTATGAGCAGGAATTCGCGGCCGTCGCGGGCCCGGAGGGCGTGGACGCGCGCAGTGCCAATGCGCCGCTGTCCATCCTCGCGCGGGTGCAGGCGATGGGGGCCTTTGACCTTTACCTCTACCTCCAGCGCCTGGCGCAGGAGCTGATGCCCGATACCGCGACCGATGACCTGGCGCGGCACGCCGATGTCTGGGGCATTGCCCGCCGGAATGCGGCACCGGCATCGGGTGCTGTGACCTTCACCGGCACGAATGGCCTTGTGCTGCCATCCGGCATCGAGATGAAGCTGGGCGATGTGACCGTGGTGACCACGGCGGGCGGGACCATTGCCAGTGGCACCGTGACCGTCGCCGCCATCGCTCAGACGGCGGGGCTGGCGGGCAACTTCCCTGCATCAACCGCGCTGCCGCTGGTCGCCCCCATCGCGGGCCTCTCCAGCCAGGCGGGGCTGGTGGTGGCGCCCGGTTTCAGCGGCGGTGTGGAGCAGGAGGCCGAGGAGGATTGGCGCGCGCGCATCCTGGCCCGCATCCGCGCGGGCGTGCCCTATGGCCAGCCGGGTGGGTATGCCGCCTGGGCCAGCGCCGTACCGGGTGTGGCTGTGGTCGCGGAGAAGCCGAACTGGGTGGGCCTGGGCACCGTTGGCGTTGTGGTCGCGATGGGCTCGCGCCTGGCGCCCACCGTGCCGACGGCGCCGGAGCTGGCGGCGGTGCAAGCGGCTCTGGATGCCGAAAGGCCAGTCACCGCGATGGTTGTGGCGGTTGCTGCGACGCTGACGCCAGTCAACCTCTCCATCTTTCTCTCGCCCGACACCACAGCCACCCGCGCGGCGGTGACCGAAGCGGTGGCGCTGTTCCTGGCCTCCGAGCCTGGCATTGGTGGCGTCATCGAGCGCTCCCGCCTGTCGGAGGCGATCAGTTCGGCCGCCGGCGAATATGCGCACCGCCTGGATGTGCCGGCCGCGAGCATCACGCTGGGTGCGGCCGCATTGGCCGTGCCGGGCACGATCACCTGGCTGGGCGCGTGAACCCGCGCGAGGAAGCCGGGCTGGCGCATCTGCTGGCCCTCAGCCCACCCGGCGGCGCCTTTCCTCGCGCGCGGGACAGCAACTGGGCGCGGGCACTCGCGCCGCTGGCGGCGGAACACACCCGCGTCGAGACCCGTGCTGAGGCTCTGCTGCCGCAGGTTGATCCTGGCCGCGCGGATGATCTGCTGCCCGATTACGAGCGCGTGCTGGGCGATGATCCCTGCCTCGGCCCGTCAGCGGCGCTACCGCTTTCTGTGAGGCAGGCGTTGGCACGCCAGCGCTGGACCAACCGGGGCGGGGCCACGCCGGCCTTCTTCATCGCGCTGGCGGCGGCCATGGGCGTCAGCATCACGATCACCGAGAGCGACCCGCACCCCTGCGGCGTCCTGGAATGCGGCGATGAGATGGTGCCGGAGGACGGCCGCTTCGAGTGGATCGTCAACCTCCCGGCCACGAGCCTGCTGGAGTTTGAGGCGGGCGCGACCGAGGCGGGCTCGCCCCTGGGGGACCTGGTGGTGAGCCCGGTGGAATGCCTGATCCGCGCCCGCGCCCCAGCCCACACCACCGTCTATTTCAACTACAGCTGAGGAGGCCCCCATGCCTGTGACACGACATGGCTGATCGCACCAATGGCCTGAACAACATCGACCTCGGCAGCGGTCGGCGCGGCTTCCGGAACCGCAACCTTGGCCTGGGGCAGGCCGGCACGGTGGTGGATGCCGAATGGGCCAACGGCATCCAGGAAGAGATCATCCGCGCCATCGAGCTGGCGGGCCTGACACCCAGCGATGCGAACCGAGAGCAGCTGATCCAGGCGATCCGCCGCCTGGCTGGTGGCAATGTGGCGGGCCTTTCGGCCAACGCCACATTGACGCCGGATAATGCGGGGATGGTCTATGCCTCGGCCGCGTCGGGCAATGTCACGCTCACGCTGCCTTTGGCCAGTGCGGCGGGCGGCGCCCCATTCCCGCTGACGATCATCCGCACGGACAGCACGGCCAACACCCTGACGGTGCAGCGGGCCGGCGCCGATACGGTCGAGGGCGCGACGAGCGTGGCCATCCTGGCCGGGCAGCGCCTGGCGCTGCGCTCCAATGGTGTGGCGCTGTGGTCGGTGCTGACGGCGGTCGGTGGCCTGCAATTCGGCTTGGGCGTCGCGTTCTCCGGCGGCGGTGGCGCGGCGGGCTTTTCCGGCAGTTGGACGGTGCCGGCGGGTGTCTATCGCATCTTCGCGCGCGCATGGGGCGCTGGCGGTGGCGGGGGCGGCTCCGTTGCGAATAGCGCGGGCGGCGGTGGCGGTGGCGGCGCCTATGCCGAGGGCCATTACCAGGTGGCGCCGGGCACCATCCTGACCATTCAGGCCGGCACGGGCGGGGCTGCCGGTGGCACCGGGGCCAATGGCAGCAACGGCACGGCCAGCTTTATCACTGCGCCCTCGGGGCCTGTCACGGGCACGCTGATCTCGGCTGGTGGCGGAGGCGGCGGCGGGGGTGGCGCTTCCTCCGGCGTGGTGGGGGTCGGCGGTGCGGGCGGCACCAGCGCCGGCGGGTCCTTCGGGCCGGGCGGCGCGGTCGGCCAGGCCGGCATCCTGATCGGCACCGTTTATCGGGGCGGCCTGGCCGGCAGTGCGCCGCTGGCGGGTGGTGGGGCCTATCCGGGCGGAACGGGCCTGGTGTTCGGCTCGGGCGGCGGTGGCGCCACCACCAATGTCGCCGCGCCTGGTGTGGGTGCGGGCGGCCTGGTCACGATAAGCTGGTGAGGGGAAGCGAGATGTTCGCATTGATTGATGGGGCCGGCCGCGTCTGTGAGTTCTTCGCGCAGCACCCCGGCGCTTGGCCGCTGCCGCAGCGCATTGTGGATGTGTCTGGCATCGAGGGCATCGCGGAGAACTGGATGATGGACGCCGAAGGGCGCTTCACGCCGCCGCCCTCGCCGGCGCCTTCGCCGGCCGTGCCCGGCGTGGTCGCGCTCTGGCAGTTCCGGCGTGAGTTGCGGGCGCGCGGCTGGTGGGACCAGGTGCAGGCCACCATCGCGGCGCTGCCCGAGGATGAGCGCGCGGACCTCGAGGAGTGGCTGGAATACGGCACTGAGGTTCAGCGCCAGGCGCCGCGGCTGATCGCGCTGGCCCAGGCCATGGGGGTGGCCGAGCAGCTGGACGACGCCTTCCGGACGGCGGGTGCGCGCAGCCTGTGAGCGCGAGCCGCACGACGCCCCGCTGGCAGCCCTGGCCCATGCGGCGGGGGAACAACATCCCGCAGGTGTTCCGGTGGCGCGACGATGGCGGCCCGGTGGACATGACGGGGATGGAGCTGCACCTGCGGATCACGCTGTTCGACGGCACCGTGATCGACAAGCAGGCCGGCGTGGATCCGGAGTTCCTCCTGTTCGACCAGTCCATCGAGGCCGAGTGGGGCTTCTTCAGCTATCAGCCCAGCCTCGCCCTGACGCGCAGCCTGCCGGTCGAGCCCGCCGCCCGTTACGAATTCGAGGTCCGCTACGACGGCCTGCAGCAGAGCATCGGCGAGGGGCAGATCGTCCTCAGCGCCGGGGAGAATGCGGATGGGTAATTGGCTTGACCTCTACACGCCGGGGGATAGCGCGCTGCTGATCCTGGCGCGGGGCTATCGCGATGCGGCGGCACTGAGCGCGGCTGCGGCGCACGAAGATGCCGAAAGCATCAATGGCGATGTGGCCGCCAGCGCCGCCAATGCCGATGCGGCAGCGGGCAGCGCCAGCACGGCCACCACGCAGGCCGGCATTGCGACCAGCGCGGCCAACACCGCCACCACCCAGGCCGGCATCGCGACCAGCGCGGCCAACACCGCGACGACGCAGGCGGCCCTTGCCGATGCGGATCGGATCGCCGCACAGTCCAGCGCGGGGGCCGCAGCAGCGGACAGGGTGCAGACGGGCTTGGACCGGAATGCGGCGGCCGGCAGCGCCGCTGCGGCGGCGGCCAGCGTGTCGGCCACGGCCAACCGCACGGTGGGGCGCCGGCTGAGTGACACGGCGATTTGGCCCACGCTCTGCGCCACGCCGCGAAGCACCTTCGGGCCGACTGGCCTGCTCGAAGCCGTGCCGGTGGACACGCTGGGCTTCCGATACGACCCGGCGCTGGGCGTCAATCTGGGTGTCCTGTTCAACCCCGCGCGGTCACCCCTGAACGCGAACCCGTTGACGCCGGGCGGCACGGGCTGGTCCGGTCTGAATGTGGGGCTCGCCGGTGCGCCGGTGGCCGTCGCTGGCCCAGATGGCACCAGCTCGGCGTGGCGCATCACTGAGGACACGAACACCAGCGCGCACGTGATCGGGCAGGCCACCACCTATGCCCTCAATGGCCTGCTGACCACCAATGCGCTGGTGTATGCCGGCAGCGCGACGGCCGTGCAGATCAGCGGCGGCGGGACCGCGTTTTCGGGCAGCACACGCCGTTGCAGCTTCCATCTGTCGGGTGCGGGCAGCGTGTTCGACGCGGGTAGTTCGACGCTTGCCTCGCGCATCACCCATCTGGGCGGCGGCCTCTACTGGATCTGGTGCGTCTGGGCGACGCCCGCCACCGTGGTCAGCTCAATCGTCTATCTGTCCCTGCTGCCTGACACGAGCACCTTCGGCATCCGGCCTAGCTATCTGGGCGCCGGCCGCCATGTGGATGTCGTCGCCATGTGGAGCGAGACCGGCCCCTACGGCAGCTTCGCCTGGGCCACCCGCGCGCAGCCCACGACCTCCATCCCCGTCGCGCAGCTGGGCAGTGATTTCAGCGCGCGGCAGGGGGCGCTGCTGGTGGATTGGGCCAGCATCCCCGGCGCATTCCAGATTGCCGGCGTCACCGATGCCGATTGGCTGGGCATCGTCTCCTGGGGCGATGGCACCGCGAATGAGCGCATGGGGTTGGTCATCAACCCCGCCCACAACGTGATCGAGGCGCGGCTGACCGTGGGCGGCGTGGCGCAACCCCCGTCCAGCGTCTCCATCACGCCGCCCAGCCCGGGCGCGACGAGCCGTGCTCTGCTGACCTGGGATCTGGGTGCCGGTCTGATGCAGGTTTCGGCGGGTGGCGTGGCTGGCAGCAAGGTCGCGCTGCCGGCTGTGCCCCGATCCGGCCTGATCATGCCGGGGCGCTTCGGGACGTCCCACCCGCTGGCGGGCGCCGTCTCGGGCATCCAGCCGCGCCCGGCGGCCCTGTTTGACGGTGCCGGCGCACCACTGACCGCATGATGGAGCGCTGCTGATGTGGACGCATTTCGCCTATCGCTGGCTGGATCAGGCAGCATTCCAGGCCGCGCTCGCGGCCATGGGCTGGGCGAAGGGGCCGCCCGAGGGGGTGAGCCTGCACCCTGTCGGCGTGGTGCTCGATGACAACGGGGCGGCCCTGGCGGGCTATCACGTCGCCGCCTCATTCAGGGCCATCGCGCCGCCGAGTGATTGGGCGCCGCACGTCATCACGCCGCCCGCCCGTATGCCCATGCCTGGCCCGACCGCCATTGGCCCACGCATCCTCACCGTCCTGCAGTTCCGCGACCGCCTGACCGAGGCGGAGGAGATCGCCATCACGGCCGCCGGCATGGCCTCGCCCGCCGTGCGGGTCTGGCTGGACCGGCTCTCCGGCGCGCAGGAGGTGAACCTGGATGATCCGCGGACGGTCGCCGGGCTGAATTCGATGGCCGAGGCCGGGCTGCTGGCGCCAGGTCGCGTCGTCGAAATCCTCGCCTGAAGGCGGGGGCCTGGGGTGTCTCACCACCCCGAAGCCGCGCGGAGTGCCCTCCACGCACGGTCGAAACCATCCCGCCTGCTCGGCCGAGCCGGGGGATAATGAGGGCATTGCGTCAATGAATGATGAATTGTCTCTGATCCCTGTCCCGCCCACCCGCCCTGTTGCGGCCTGGGTGGGCGGCAAGCGCAACCTGTCGGGCCGGATCATCGAGCGGCTGCGCGCCATGCCGCACTCTCTTTATTGCGAGCCCTTCGTGGGCATGGGCGGGATCTTCCTGCGCCGGCCCTTCCGTGCCCGGGCCGAGGTCATCAACGATGCCTCGCGCGATGTGGCCACGCTGTTCCGGGTGCTTCAGCGGCACTACATCCCGTTCCTGGAGATGCTGCGCTGGCAGCTCACCAGCCGGGCCGAGTTCGAGCGCCTGGTGGCCGCCGTCCCTGACACCCTCACGGATCTGGAGCGTGCGGCCCGCCTCATCTACCTCCAGCGCACCGCCTATGGCGGGAAGGTCAACGGGCGGAATTTCGGCGTGAACCGCACCGGCCCCGCCCGCTTTGACGTGACCAAGCTGGCGGCGATGCTCGAGGATGTGCATGAGCGCCTGGCCGGCGTGGTGATCGAGTGCCTGCCCTGGCGGGATGCACTGGCCCGGTATGACGGCCCGGCCACACTCTTCTATCTCGACCCGCCCTATTGGGGCTGCGAGGACTATTACGGCGCGGGGATGTTCGGGCGCGCGGACTTCGAGGCTCTGGCCGAGGCGCTCGCCGGGCTGCGCGGCAACTGGATGATGTCGCTCAATGATGTGCCAGGGGTCCGCGCCTGCTTCGCGCGCTTCGCCATTGAGGCCGTGGAGGTCCGGTATTCCCTGGCCGGCCCCCTCGGCCGAGGGAAGGTGGGCGAGGTGTTGATCACGCCCCGATGAAGGCCGCAGCCTCCGCCAGCAGCTCCTCGACGCGCGCGAGGGAGGATGCCTCGGCCCAGAGCACACGCTCGGGGTCCGCGCCGAAATGGTCCGCGCTGGCGGCGGTGAGGCGCTCGAGCAGGGTGGCGACCGCCGCGTGGCGGGCCATGAAGGCGTCGAGGCTGCGCGCCTGGTTGCGGGTGGCGCGGGTGAGGGCGTCGGTCTGGCTCATGGTCTGGTCTCCGTTTCGGTGACCCGACTGACGCTCTGTTTGGCCCGCCCAGCAAGCGCTGAATGGGCATTGGGCGAGACCCGCTCGGGGTGTCTCCCAACGGAGACTGAGGGGGTTCTCAGAGCCCTCTCAGGACAGCGTCAGAACAACCGGCAGGGTTCCGAAAGCAATTGGCGAACCTTCCGAAAGCAATTGGCGCGCTACAATGGCGGTT